CCGTAACATCGAATGGCGGCGACTATACCGTTCATGCTGTTGTTGGTGTGGATCATGAAGGGCGCATGTATCTACTTGATCTTTGGCGCAAGCAAGCTTCGTCCGATGTCTGGGTTGACGCCTTCTGCGATCTTGTCCGCAAGTGGAAGCCTATCGGATGGGCAGAAGAAACAGGCCAGATCAAGTCTGGCGTCGGGCCATTTCTGATCAAGCGGATGCTGGAGACGGGATCATACACGGCGCGGGAGCAGTTCGCGACACGGGGCGACAAGGCTGTGCGGGCGCAATCAATGCGCGGGCGAATGGCTTTGCAGGGGCTTCATGTTCATAGGGATGCTCCATGGCTGTCTGATCTGATTAGCGAAATGATGTCATTCCCGGTTGGCGTACATGATGATCAGGTTGACGCCTTGGGCCTTGTCGGACAGCTTATGGACAGGATGTCGCAAGGAGATGCACCAAAGCGGACTAAGGCGGCTGGAAATTTCGCAGGCAGCGTCACAGCAGAAGGTGTAATAGCGCCACCATTGCCCATGCTTGTCGGATAGGTTGCGATATGCTACGCGAAGGCATGGATCAGGATACCGACCACGAACCGGAAACCGGCAAGGCGCGCTGGGTTCTTGCCGCGCTTAGCAAGGCGGAGGATGCGTTTCGCGAGTGGGAAGCGACATGCAAGACGGTCGATGAGATTTACAACATCACCGGCGCTAATGACAATCTGCTAAGCGTTACTGGCCTGACCGATAACAAGCTGGACCTGTTCTGGTCGAGTTACGAAATTCTCAAGCCTGCTGTTTACGCCAAGCCGCCGCAGCCTGTCGTCACCCCGCTATTCTCGGACAACCGCCCGACTGCCAACATCACGGCGGAGTTGCTGGAGCGCGTCACCGTCTCGACGTTCAAGCGGACGTGCATTGACGATGTGATGAAGCAGACGCGCGACGATGTGATCTTTGATAGTCGCGGCGTGTTGTGGGTCTATTACCAGACTGACGATGGCCAGTGTGTTGAGATTGGCCACAAGGACCGCTGCGACGTGCTGCACGAGCCAGCGCGCTACTGGTCGGAGGTTGGCTGGGTTGCTGTCGCTGAACATCTGGACAAGGAGGCGATGCGCAAGCGCTTCAAACTGACCGATGAGCAGCTAGAGCGCTGCCAGTTCAGCAAGGAGCGTGACAGCGATGGTCGCTACACTGGCGCGCGCAAGTGCAAGGTGTGGGAGTTGTGGCACAAGGGCAAGAAGCGGGTCTATTGGGTCACTGAGGGCTACGACGAATTGCTTGATGAGGATGATCCTTACGTCAAGCTTGATGAGTTTTGGCCTATGCCGCGCCCTGCTTATGGTACGTTATCGCGCCGGTCGCTGATCCCTATCCCCGATTATGTCCGCTACTCCGATCATTTCCACCAGATCAACCGGCTGACGAAGCGCATTTACGTTCTGCTGGACAGCGTGAAGATGAAGGGGCTTATCCCGGCTGGCGGCGACGTTGCGACGGCTGTTCACCAGCTTATGGCCAGCAATGACGAACAGATGCTTATCGGCGTTCCCGGCATGGCGCTGGGTTCGTCTGGGTCGAGCGCTGTTGTGTGGTTGCCGCTGGAGCAGGTTGCAGCGGCGATTACCGGGCTTATCTCTGCCCGCCAGCAGTTGATTGACGACTTCTTCCAGCTATCAGGCATATCCGACATTATGCGCGGCGCGACTGAGGCCGATGAGACGCTAGGGGCGCAGCAACTCAAGACGCAATATGGCTCTGTTCGTGTGCGTGAGAAAGTGCAGGAATTGCAGCGTATCGCGGCTGATGCCGTGTCGATCGCCGCCCAGATCATTGCAGAGAATTTCAGCAAGGAAACGCTGCTGGAAATGTCTCAGATGGAGATACCTACCAAGGCGGACCTGTCGAAGCGCATTGCGGAGATCGAGAAGCGCGCCAAGGAGGAATTAGAAGCCCTGGCCGAAAAGGCGCAGGAAGCGGCAGCGCAACAGACCGAGGAGGTTGATCCGGCGCAGGCAAAGCAGGCGTTTGAACAGGCGCAGCAGCAGATATTGCAGAAATACGCGCCCATGTTGCAGGACGCTCAGAACGCGGTGCCGCTGGAAGATGTGATGAAGCTGCTACGTGATGACCGGGCGCGCGGCTTCACGTTCGAGATTGAAAGCAGCAGCACCATCATGACTGATGAGGTGCAGGAAAAAGCATCGCGCAACGAGTTTGTAGAAGTGTTTACCGCTGGATCGCAGGCCATGCTTGGGCTGGCGGGGCAAGGGCCGCAGGGAGCAAAGCTTGCAGGGGCGTTGCTCAAGTTTCAGCTTGCGCCTTATCGCGCTGGCCGTGAATTGGGTTCGATCATTGATGAGTATATCGAGGCCGCGCCAGAGATTGCGCAAAAGATGCAGGCGGCACAGGGTGGCGATGCTGAGGGTCTGGTAGAAGCGCAGAACAAGCTTGCCGAGGCCGAAACCATCAAGGCCCAGGCGGCTATGGCAGGCGTTCAGGCCAAGTCCGAATTGGACAAGGCGGAGATGCAGCGCAAGATGGGTCAGATGCAGATGGATGCCCAGGCGCAGCAGATCAAGGCGCAGGAAGCGCAGGCAAAGCTACAGCTACAGCTTGATAAGCAAACACGCGATGCCGATGACAAGGACGCTAAGACGGCGGCTGAGATCGACAAGCTACGTGCTGATACCGCAAAGATACTGGCCAGCATCGGGCTTGACGTGCGTAAACAGGAATTGGCTGAATACACCACGGCCAGCAATGAGCAGGCGCGTCGGGTAGATCAGGCCATGGCGGCTGAGGGGCAGGCGGTTGATGCAGAGTTCCGCGAACGCGGCGAAGATCGGGCAGATCGTGGGCAGGAATTTAACGAGCATTCGGGTGAGCGGCAAATGAGCCTTGCAGAGCAGCAGGCGCAAAGGAGTGACGATAATGGGTAGGCTTGGAGCGCCAGTTAATGCTGGCACGGCATGTGCTGATCGTGTGCGGGCTGTTACGCCTAATGATGGCACCAATCTGCCGCTTGGCACGGCGACGGCTCTCTGGATCGGCGGCGCTGGCGACGTGGCACTGATCGCGGCGGCTGATGCTTCGGCTGTTACTATTACCGGCGTTCCGGCTGGTACTGTTCTGGCAATCAGTGCCAAGCGCGTCCTGTCCACTGGGACGACTGCCACAAATATCGTTGCCCTTTACAACTAGGAGACAGGGACATGGCCGTTAATATTCGCCGCCTCGTTGAACTGGCCATGGTCCCGCCCATGGCTAAGGAAGTGACGGCACAGATCACAGCCAACACTGGCAACAAGCGCCGCCTGATGGAACTTGGCATGGCCGGTCCCGTTGCGTCCTATGTCGCCAATGCAATCACGACTGACACGGCGACGGTTGCGCGGCTGGTCGAGTGCGGCTTTACGCCGTTGCTGGCCAAGGAACTTCAGTTGCAAATCACAACCTAAAGGACTGTGGCATGACAAAGAAAAGCTACATTGGAACTCCTGAATATGAGCAGGGCCGTGCTGCCTATCGCGGCTCGATCAGTGTGGATGAGGCACCGCACGGCGAAGGCGAGGCGCTGGACGCATGGCTGGCTGGCTATGAGTTTGAGCAGGCGATGCTTAAACCGGCTTTGAAGCGCGAAAGCCTTGAAGGCGAGAAGCCCAAGCGTGGCTAACCTCGTCTCTGTCGAGCCATCCCTGTTTCATCCCGAAACGGAAGCGTGGTTTATATTCGACGATGGCAGGAAATGCCTTCGCAAGCTTGACCGTGGGGAGCCGGATAAATGCCGGTCCCCCATAGGCTTCCCGATGATCCGTTCCGATAGCATCGAGCCTTGTCTTGGGCTGGACGGTCGCATGTATGATAGCCTGTCGGGTTATCGACGGACGCTCAAGGCGGAGAATAATCCGCAGGGTGAGAATTACATAGAATTAGGCAATGAAAGCCTGACACACGCCCCGGCACAGTTCAGCAAGCAGGATCGCCGCGATGCGATCAAGCGTGTTGGGCAGGAAGCCGGATTGATCTAACTGCCATCCTCTCAGACGGGATATGACCATGAATGACTTTGCAACCGACACGCCCGCCCCTAGCACCGTGATTGACGACACGCCCGCCCCTGCTGCTGGCGGCGGCGGAGCGCCGTCTATTCCTGAGCCTGTGGATGACAAGCCGATAAGCATCCGCGATAGCCTGGAGAAGGCGGCAAAGGACGTTGCAGAGAAGCCGGAACCGGAGGCCGAACCCGCGCCAAAGGAAGAAAAGCCCGAGGCGAAACCAAAGGCGGAGGAAGCTGCCGAAAAGGTCGAGCCGAAGGCGGAAGGCGCGCAGGATGCCGAGCTGAAGCCGTCTGAGGGCCGAAAGCAAGTTGAAGCGCCTGCGCGCCTTCTCCCCAAGGCGCGCGAACTGTGGCGGCATGTCCCGCACGAACTGCGCGTCGAACTGGAACGCTTGTCCAAAGAGGACAATGAGGCGCTAACGCAGCACAAGGAAGCGTCGGAGCGCTATACCGAGTTGCGCGAGTTTGACGAACTGGCGCGCACTAACGGCACCACGCTCAAGGAGGCCGTGACCCGCTATCACGAACTGGAAAGCCTTGTCGCGGAAAACCCCATAGCCGCGATGAACCAGATTTTGATGCAGGCAGGCCCGCGCAAGCCTGATGGCCAGCCCTACAGCCTGTGGGAATTGGCGGGAGCCATCCAGAACGGCGGGCAGGAACAGTATAACCGGCTTGTCGGTATGCGGCAGCAGGCAGAGCAACCGCAAGTCGACCCGCGTGTTCAGCAGTTGGAGCAGGAGAACGCGCAACTCAAGGTGCAGTCACTGCAAAGTCAGGTGATTGAGCCTTTCAAGGCGCAGCACCCACGCTTTGACGAACTGTCAACGCATATTGCAAAGTTTCTTCAATCTGATATTGTGCCTAAGACGCTAGGTCCGCTTGATCAACTGGCAACCGCTTACGATATGGCCGAAAGGCTTTATCCGGCTGCTAATGATGGAGGCTCGCTGAGCGCCGCAGAAACCGACCGTGGCAGCATGTCGAACGGCTCTAAATCCATCAAATCTACCCCTGGCTCTGTCCCGGATGACTTTGGCGTTGGTGATCGGAAGGTTTCGATCAGAGAAGCCATAGAAATTGCGGGAAAAAAGCAGGCTCTTAGGGGGTAAGGGAGCGAATTAAATGGCTATCGTAACTGACCGCCAATATCGCCAGATGCTGACCGCCGCAGTTGCTCAGCGGTCAAAAACTGTGCAGGATATTGTCACCAACTCTACCCCGCTGACTGCCATCCTCAAGGATCGTGGCCGCATCAAAACCAAACGCGCCGGTGGGCCGGAGCTTCGCGTTCCGATCATGTTCGACAAGTTGCAGGCTCAGTGGTTCACTGGCTATGACAAGATCGAAATCACCCCCAAGGAACTGCTGAACTCGGCGGTTTTCAACTGGTCGCGCGTCGTCGGCATGTTCTCGTTGACCGGGACAGAAATGCTGTTCACCTCCGGGCAGGAACAGATTTTCGACCTGATGGAAGTCAACATGGAAGCGGCGGAAACCGCAGTCCGTGAAGAATGGGAAACGTCGCTGGTTGGCGACGGCACTACCTTCCCCGGTCGCCAGATGATCGGCCTTGGTGGTGCAATTCCTATCGTCCCCAACACCGGCACCTATGGCGGCATTGACCGTGCGACCGTCGCCAACTGGCGCACCAGCACCTACAATATCGCTTCGGGCGACGTTTCGGGCTCCACGGTCTGGGACAGCACTACGGCGCGTCCGATCATCAACCGCATTGCACTGGCTCGTTCGCGTAATGGCCGTTATGCGGACCTGTATATTGCGGATGCTCTGGCATACGAGGCTATCGATGCTTCGTTCGTTGCGCATCAGCGTATCGTTTCGGAGCGCCTTGGCCGTCTGGGCTTCTCTGGCCTCACCTATGTGACGCCAGCCGGTCCTGTCGATATTGTCGCGGCGGGCGGCATCGGCAACGTCATGCCAGCCAATACGATTTACGGCATCGACACGCAGGGCATGTCCATCTACGAGTTCCCCGGCCAGTCGTTCGTGCCGTTCCATCCCGGTGATGGTATGCGCCCGATCAACCAGGACGCAGTAGCTCAGGGCATCGTCTGGAGCGGCGCGCTTGTGCTGGAGAACCCGCTGTTCTCCTATCGTATCCGCACCACGGCATAAGGAGTAACTGACATGCCTTCTCCCTTCCGCACTACTCCGCAGCTTGGCCCGCAGCTTTATCAGGTGATGAAGCCTTCGGCTGGCGGTGTCTGGTATGACGATGACGGCGCGACCGTATCGCCAAAGCTGGGCACCAAGGAAACCGGCGACGATGGCCATGAATATGTCCTCGTTCAGGCCAGCGGCACTATCACTGCCGCCGCTGCGCCGGGTACTGCCATCGTTGTGACCGAGCCTGCTTTCACGGCGGCTGCTGGTGCGGGTGCGTTCAACGCTCCGCCCAACACGGTCTATGCGTCCAACATCGTCTCAGGCGATGTATTCTGGGCGCGTCGTACCGCAATCTAACATATGGGCGGGGGCTTGACGGTCCCCGCCTTCCTTCCTCTCAGACGGGAAAAACCATGGAAACCGCAGAAGCCCTCAAAGCCCTTGAAACCGGGATCACCCCGATCTTCAAATGGGTAACGCTGGAAAACGTCCACAAGTCGGAGGCTGCTGGCCATCGCGTGATGGAACAGCACGAAATTGTCGAGTGCCGTATCGCTGGTGACAAGAACTATGTGCCGCACTTCCCTGCGCACAGTATGTTCAAGTCAGAGAACGGCAACGTGATCACCTATGCCGAGCGCTGGAGTGATCAGTATCGCGCCTTCAAGGAAGGCAACCCGCAGGAAGCATCGGGAACTCCGCTGGAAATGCTGGCCCCCTATGGCGTGTCGCCTGAGCAGCAGAGCCTTTGCCGCGCGCTCAAAATCTACAGCATCGAGACGCTGTTCCATCTGGAGGGTCAGGCGGTCAAGTCGCTTGGTATGCACTCGAACGCGCTCAAGGATGCGGCCCGCAAATATATGGCGGACAATACCAGCGGGAAGGCGGCGTTCGATGAGATCGAAGCGCTCAAGGCGAAGATTGCCGCACTGGAAGCGCGCTCTACCGTCCTGCCGCCCGCCGTTCTGGAGCCTGAGACTGTGGCATCTATCGAGCAGGCCGCAGACGAAGCGCTGACGGCTGAGCAGATCAAGGCGCAGATCAAGGAACTGACCGGCGCGGCACCGCGCGGCAATCCGTCGATTGAAACGCTGCGTTCGATCCTTGCGGAACTGACCGCTTGACTATCCTGAGCGCCTTGCAGTCGGCGGCTGTCCGCTTGATCGGTCGCAAACCGACGACATTCTTCGGCGCTCAGGGCAAGTTTGGACTGGTGTTGGCGGACCGTGTGAACGAGGTTGCGGCGGACGTTCAGAAATACCATGATTGGCAGGCGCTTGTGCGTGTTGCAGTCATCACCGGCGACGGGACTTCGACGGACTTCCCGTTGCCGGATGGGTATGACCGCATGTTGGTAAAGACCGACTTGCAGGACACGCAATATTGGCCATGGGGCTATTATCCATATCAGGACATCAACAGCTTTCTGTTCGATGAGGCGCGCAATTTCCAGCCATATCCGGGTGGGTGGATTATCTATAACAACCGGGTGCGTTTCGTGCCTGCGCCTTTCTCGGCTGCTGAGGCGACATTCCCCTATATCACCTCCAGCGCGGTAAGGGATACCTCTACCGGCGCGATGAAGGCCAGCTTCACGGCTGACACGGACGAATGGCTGCTGCCTGAACGCCTGTTGACGTTGGGCCTTGTGTGGCGCTGGCGTGAGAATAAGGGGCTTGCTACGGCTGATCAGGAAGCGTTTACCAAGGCGCTGGATGAATATGCCGGTAAGGACGCTGGCAGCATCATCCTCCGCCGCAATGGTTATGCTACGGCTGGCCTGCGCACTCACACTGCTTGGCCCTACAGTCTCGGCGGTAATGGGTATCAAATCGTATGACCTACCCCCGCCGCACCCCACAGGCGGCAAAGCAGCGCCGGTCACAGCCTAAGAAATTCGGTGCGCCTACCGCAGGATGGATTAGCAACCGCTCCCTTGCCTATCCCGGCTCGATTGAAGGAGAAGGCGCGGCTATTCTTGATAACTTCTTCCCCAAAGCTTCCAGCGTCACCCTGCGCCGTGGCAAGCAGCTTTATGCCACACTTGGCGACGGTACGCTCGATGTTCGTTCTTTATTCACTTATGTGAACGGGCAAACGCAGCGCATGTTCGCGGCGACCGACGACATGATTTATGACGTATCCGCGATCATATTCCCGGATGCTTCGGTTATTGTCACTGATGAGGGCGATCCAATCGTCACCGATGATGGCGATACCTTTGGCTGGTCCAGCACTGATGGATTTGAGGTTGAAACGCTCGGCACTTTGACCGGAGGCAACTGGATCACGGTGCAGTTCGCGACGACTGGCGGCGTTTACCTTGTCGGCGTCAACGGCGTGGATAATGGCTTTCTTTACGATGGTGAGGCGTTCTACCCTCTCATTGAGGGTGGCGTTATCGGCCTGTCCTATGACGCGCTGACGACTGATTTTGTCGCTGGTGAGGTTGTGACGGGTGGCACTTCGTCGGCAACAGGGACAATCTACCGCATTGAGGCGACCAGTGCTACAACCGGCTTGCTATGGCTGACCGGCGTAACCGGTACGTTCGTTGACAATGAGGCCATCACGTCCGCC